CAAAGTTTAGTGCAAACAATGAAAGAAGTATTGGCTTAGGTGCTATGGGTTTCCATGCATATTTACAGTCAAGAGGTATAGCTTTTGAAGGTGCGCTTGCTAAATCATTAAACATGAAAATATTTAAAAGTATTAAAGAACAAGCTGTAGAAGAAAGTAAAAGACTAGCAGTTAAAAGAGGTGAGGCTCCAGACATGGAAGGTACAGGTATGCGTAATGCACACTTGTTAGCTGTAGCGCCAAACGCATCATCATCTATTATTTGTGGTACTACATCACCATCAATAGAACCATACAGAGCAAACGCTTATGTACAAAAAACAATGTCAGGTTCATTCTTAGTTAAAAATAAATACTTAGAAAAATTATTAGATAAAAAAGGTATTAACACTGAAGAAACGTGGACTTCTATTTTAGCAAACAGAGGTTCAGTATTACATTTAGATGAATTATCTGATAATGAAAAAGATATATTTAAAACAGCAATAGAAATTAATCAGCAATGGATAATTGAACATGCGGCAGACAGACAACAACATATTTGTCAAGGACAATCAGTTAATGTATTCGTACCTGCTGATGTAAACATAAAAGAATTACATGATATACATATGTTAGCTTGGAAGAAAAAGTTAAAGACTTTGTATTACTGTCGTTCAGAAGCAATTAAAAGAGCTGAGTTAGTATCTAAAAAAGTAGAAAGAACAATTATACCTGAAGCTGATTGTTTAGCATGTGAGGGATAATGGGGTGGCTTGAGAAATTATTAATTGGATTGTTGTCTGGTTACATGGGATATGTATTTATTCTAGCAGTAGCCAACACAATATGTGATTGCATATAGGAAAACAAAATGACAGACAGTGGATTATTTGATGGTGTTAATTATAAACCAATTAAAAAGAAAAAAAGAAAACAAAACAAGAAACAAAAACAATCTGTACTATGGACTGTATATCATACAATTCTAGCAGTAGAGTTGTTAATAATAATTATAATAGAAGGAATAGAATTATATGTCAGACAATTATAAAATACGAGACGGAAAACATATACCTACTCCTAAGTTTAAAGAAAACTGGGATAGTATATTTGGTAAAGACAAAACTAAAGAAGAGTTACCAAAAGAAGAAGAAGATTACATTAAGGAGTTAGAAAAAAAAATATGAGTTTATTTGACAAACGAACTTACTACAAGCCATTTGATTATGGGTGGGCTTTTGAAGCTTACGACATGCAACAAAAAATGCATTGGCTTCCAAGCGAAGTACCATTACACGAGGATGTAAGAGACTGGAATGAAAGATTAACAGTAGAAGAAAAAAACTTAATAGGACAAATATTAAAATTCTTTACACAAGGTGATGTAGATATAGCACAAGCTTATCTGGATAAATATATTCCTAAGTTTAAAGCACCTGAAGTTAGAATGATGTTGTCTTCTATAGCAACAAGTGAAGCTAATCATGCACATAGTTATTCATTATTAAATGATACTATTGGTTTACCTGATAAAGAATACAAAGCATTTCAAGAATACAAAGAAATGGCTAATAAACATGAATATTTATTTACTTCTAAAGGCAAAGGTTTAGAAGGCATGGCTAGAGAGATAGCTTGTTTCTCTGCATTTGGTGAAGGCTTACAACTGTTTGCATCATTTGTTATGCTTCTTAACTTTCAAAGATATGGACGTATGAAGGGCATGTGTCAAATTGTAACTTGGTCTATTAGAGATGAGACACACCATGTTGAAAGCATGATTAAATTGTTTCATCAGTTGATAAAAGAAAACCCAAATATTTGGACAGAAAAATTTAAAGCAAGTATCTATCAAACATGTAGAGACATGGTAGACTTAGAAGATAAGTTTATTGATTTAGCATTTACAATGGGTGGTATCAGAGGATTAAAAGCAGAAGAAGTTAAACAATATATTAGATACATTGCTGACAGAAGACTGTTACAATTGTCTTTAAAACCTAATTATGGTGTAAAAGATAACCCATTAGGTTGGTTAGATTGGGTGTTAAATGGTGTAGAACATGCTAATTTCTTTGAGAATAGAGCTACAGAATATAACAAAGGTACAATAACAGGAAACTTGTGGGACTAAAGTGCCCTTTTTAGAAGAAAACAATATGATTGACCAAGAAGATTTAGTTTTACCTGCAACAGTAGATGAGTTAGTTAAACTTTTAAACAAAGTTTATCCTGAAAAGTCTCCTGTTTTAACAGATAATCCTAATAAAATATACTTTGAAGCAGGTCAACGTGATGTTGTTAAGTTTATTAATATGTTAAAAGAGAGGACAGAGAAGTAATTATGTGTTTATCAAAGCCAAAAGCACCCGAAATTGTGCAAGCTCCTGCACCTATTGCACCGTCAGCGCCTATTGAAGAAGATAAAGCGCCAACAGTAGAAACAGCAGTAGACGCCGATACAGATTTAGAATTAAAGAAGAAAAAGAAAGTTGGAACTACAGCTTTACAAACATCTTCTGGTCTAAACATACCTACTACATCAGGTTTAAATATAACTTAATATTATGCAATATAATAATATGTTACAACAAAGCGCTAAAGAGCGATACGAAACTTTAAAACAACACAGAGAACACTTCTTAGATAGAGGACAAGAATGTAGTGAATTAACTATACCTTCTCTTTTACCACCAGATGGATTTCATTCTTCTACAGATTTATATAATCCATTTCAATCAGTAGGCGCAAGAGGCGTTAACAACTTAGCAAGTAAACTTCTTTTACTTTTGCTTCCACCCAATTCCCCATTTTTTAGATTATCAATAGCAGGAGATGCTAAGAAAGATTTAGACCAACAAAAAGAAATTAAGTCTGAAGTAGAAAAATCTTTAGCAACCATTGAAAGAGAAGTATCAAGTAAAATAGAACAACTTGCTCTAAGAGTTAGTGTGTTCGAAGCGCTTAAACATCTTATAGTTGCCGGCAATGTATTAACTTATCTTCCTAAAAAAGGAACTATGAGAGTATTTCCTTTAACAAATTTTGTATGTAAAAGAGATGCTTCAGGAAACATTATTGAAATAGTAATAGAAGAAACTATTCATCCAACATATTTAGATGGCGATACATTAGATAGAATTTCACAGTTTGAAGATTACAAACCAGATGAAGAGTGTGATTTATACACACACATTTATAAATTAAATGATAAAGAATTTTACACTTGCCAAGAAGTAAAAGGAATTAAAATAGAAAGTTCTCAAGGAACTTATCCAATTGATAGTCTACCATACCAAGCATTAAGAATGGTAAGAGTTGATAATGAAGATTATGGTAGAGGATATGTAGAAGAATTTTTAGGTGATTTAAAATCATTAGAAGGATTATCACAAGCGCTTGTAGAAAGTGCGGCGGCATCTTCTAAAGTAGTATTTATGGTAAGACCTAACTCTGTTACTAGAAAAAAAGATTTAGCTAATACTAGAAATGGTGATATTATTACTGGTAGTGCAGATGATGTAGCTGTGTTACAAGCGCAAAAACAATATGATTTACAAGTAGTAGAAAGAAGTATTGCTAAACTAGAAGAAAGATTATCTTATGCGTTCTTATTAAATACAGCAATACAAAGAGATGCTGAAAGAGTAACAGCACAAGAAATTAGATACATGGCACAACAATTAGAAACTGCTATGGGTGGTATATATTCATTACTATCACAAGAGTTTCAATTACCTTTAGTGACCATATTAATGAAACGAATGTCTCAAGCAAATGAGATACCATCATTACCTAAAAACTCTGTTAAGCCTACAATTATTACAGGTGTAGAAGCTTTAGGTAGAGGTAATGACTTACAAAAATTAAGAGAATTTGTTGCTGAGATTGCAAACTTAGCACAAGTAAATCCTGCTATAGTACAAAGTATAAATACTCAGGATTTAATAAAACGTATTGCTACCGGTTTAGGTATTGATACAGAAGGTCTTGTGAAGTCTGACGAAGAACTAGCACAAGAGCAAGCCGCTCAAGAAGATGCTATGCAAAATCAACAGATGATGCAGTTAGCAGAGAAGGCTGTAGCACCCGCAGTACAAGGTGCTATAAAACAACAGCAAGAAGGATAATTAAATGGTAGACACAGTAGAAATAAAAACAGAAGAAACTGGTATAGAAAAACCAGAAGAACAAACAAACGAGACACAGTCAACACAAAGTAAACCTGAAGGCTTACCTGATAAATTCAATTCAGTTGAAGAATTAGCAAAGTCATATCAGGAATTAGAAAAGAAACTTGGTGGGCAATCTCAAGAAAAACAAGAAGTAGACCCTGTTACCAAAGCAGAACCTAAATCTACTAATGATTTAGAAATAGCTGAGAAAGCGGTTACTGATGCAGGTTTAGATATGTCATCTTTACAAGCAGAGTATGCTGAAAAAGGTGAGTTAGATGTTAAGTCTTACGAAGCATTAGAAAAAGCAGGTATCTCAAAAGAATATGTAGATAGTTATATTGCCGGTCAAGAAGCTATTGCAAAAACACAAGCAGATGAAATTAAATCAACTGTTGGTGGTGATGAAACATATCAAGAAATGGTTGACTGGGCTTCTAAAAATATGACTGATGGTGAAAAAACTGCTTATAACAAAGCTGTAAATAGTGGAGACATGGACACAGTTAAGTTAGCAGTCAATGCACTTAAAGGTCAATTTGAAAGAGCTAATGGAATTGAGCCTAAACTTGTAGAAGGTAAAGCATCACCTAGTCAAGAACAAGGTTTTGCATCATGGGCTCAAGTAACAGAGGCTATGGCTGACCCTAGATATGCAAAAGATATAGCATATCAAAATGAAGTTAAAAATAAACTAGCAAACTCAAACCTATAGGAGAAATAATATGTACGGAAAAGGAAAATCAAAAGGCAAGAAAATGCTAAAAGGTGGACAAAAAAGATTACCTTCAGCATTACAGAAAAAAATAATGAAGGCTAAGAAGAAAAAGTAATATGGCTAAACGAGGTCTTTATGCCAACATCCACGCTAAGCGTAAACGTATAGCGGCGGGTTCTGGCGAAAAAATGCGTAAGGTTGGAGCAAAAGGCGCACCAACAAAAAAACAATTTAAACGAGCGGCAAAGACAGCTAAGAAAAAGTAATGCCGGCTAAACGTTATCAGTCTCCTTCTGGTGGTTTAAATGCCGCCGGAAGAAGATATTTTAAAAGAAAAACTGGTGCTAATTTAAAAGCTCCAGTTACAGGAAAAGTAAAAAGAGGTTCTAAAGCGGCAAAGCGTAGAGCCAGTTTCTGTGCACGTATGTCTGGAGTAAAAGGAGCCATGAAGAAACCTAATGGTCAACCTACAAGAAAAGCTCTAGCATTACGTAAATGGAAGTGTAGATAGTTGTGCACGCTTTTTAGCGGGCAACTTGCCAACACATATTTAATAAAGTGTAATAACTTGACCACCTGCGGGTGACAATCTTGAATGTGAAACTGAAACATATGTAGAGGCTTTTATAAATAAACGTCATAACAAAGGAGAACACTATGGCAAATGCAAGTCCAGTATCAGTTGGAAGAGTAAATGCAGGTGGTTCGGAAGACGCTCTGTTTCTGAAAGTTTTTGCGGGAGAAGTACTTACTTCTTTTGATAGAGCTTCAGTAACTCAAGGTGCAGAAATGGTTAGAAGTATTTCTAACGGTAAATCTGCAACTTTCCCAGTAATGGGTAGAGTGGGTGCTTCGTACCATACAGCAGGTGCTGAAATAACTGGTTCAGATGTAAACCACAACGAGAAAGTTATTACAATTAATGACCTTCTTTTATCTTCAGTATTCTTATCGAATATCGAAGAAGCAAAAAACCATTGGGATGTAAGAAGCGCTTACTCTTCAGAAATTGGTAGAGCTTTAGCTTTCCAAAAAGATAAGCATATCTTACAAACTATTGGTCAAGCGGCACAAGCTTCTGCAAACGTATCTGACAGTGGATACGGAGCAGGAACTGTTCTTACAAACACTAACATTGCTTCAGCAACAGCTTCGACTGCGGCTAACGCTATGATAGACAGTTTGTTTGATGCGGCTAAACAAATGGATGCTAACTACGTTCCAAAAGAAGGTAGAAAAGCTTTCATTAGATTAGAAGAGTACTACAAATTAGCAAACGGTACTAACGTAACTAACGTTGACTTCTCAGGTCAAGGTTCAATTGCGGAAGGTAAAGTTGTTAAAGTAGCAGGTATTGAATTAATACCTACTGCACACTTTGTAGCTTCTAACGTAACTGCGGCTCCGGATGCCGGTTCAGCAACTGCGGGTGGTACAAACCCTCAAGCTGTTGATTTATCAAACTACGTATGTTTGGTATCACATCCGTCTGCATGCGGAACTGTAAAACTAATGGATTTAGCTGTTGAAAGCGAATATGATATTAGAAGACAGGGTACGCTAATGGTAGCTAAGTACGCTATGGGTCATGGAGTATTAAGACCTGAAGCGGCTGTCGGAATTAAAGAAGCTTAATAGCTTAACTTTAATACTTATAGTGGCGGTAGAGGGAGACTGAAGCCGCCGCTATACTAACTAATAGGATATTATGACAACACAGATTACACCAACTACTGAGCTTCAAGCAATTAATATAATGCTGTCCGTTATCGGAGAAGCTCCCGTAAACTCAATTACAGGCACTACATCAGTTGATGTAAGTACAGCAAAAAATCTTTTAGATGAAACTTCTATGTCTGTCCAATCTCAAGGATGGCATTTCAACACACAAGAAAATTATAAAAATTTGGCATTAGACCAAAATAATAAAATTCCCCTACCTTCAAATTGCGTTAAAGTTGACGCTAGTAAAAACTTCAGATACATAAACATAACATTAAGAAACGGTTTTTTATATGATTTAGAAAAACATACAGATGTATTTACAACAGTACCTGAAGTAGATTTAGTTTTAGTACAACAGTTTGAACAATTACCAGAATATGCTAGACAGTATATTACACAAAAAGCTTCAAGAAGATTTGCGTCAAGATTTCTTGGTGATAATCAAATTGTACAATTAATTGGACAAGATGAAAATGAAGCATTAATGGCATTTCATCAAGCAGACAGTCAAGCAACTGATGCTAACATGTTAGAAGGTGACAGTAATACTTATTCAATAATTAATAGACCAACTAGAAGGACTTATTAATGGGTGGAGTAGTATCTCAGAGTATTCCTAATTTTCTGAATGGTATCTCACAACAAACACCAACACAGAGAGGTATCAATCAAGCAGAAGAACAGGTAAATTTACAAAACAATATTGTAGATGGTTTATCTAAAAGACCTGCTTTTGAATACATAGACACTATAGATGCTACTAACGTATATCCAAACACAGTAAAATTTTGGTCTATACAAAGAGATAAAGACAATCAATTTGTTGTAATTCTTTATAATGGTGGTGTAAAAGTTTATGATTTAGATGGTAATGAAAAAACAGTTACAGTTGCAAGTGGGTCTAGTTATCTAACGACAACTAATCCAAAAGCAGATTTTAAATTAGTTAATATTGCTGATTATACTTTTATTGCAAATAAATCTAAAACAGTATTAGCAGATACAACATTAAGTACAGCAAAAATAGAAGAGTTTTATATTAATGTTGTAACATCTAATTATGGTCGAGAGTATGCTGTAACAGTAAGACACCCTAATATGTCTTATGATGTTAAAGCTTCTTTACAAATGCCTTCAGGTTCTAATTTGAACCATGATGCAGTATTTAGAGATACTGCTCACATTGCAGATATTTTATTTAGAGGTACATCTAGTACACATTTTGATAGTGCGTCTGATGCTAGTTTTAAATTAACTAGAGAAGACACAGGAGCAACGTTAAGTACAACTCAAGGATTAGGAACATCTAGTGAAGTAACAAATTATTTTACTATGTCTCAATATTCGGGAGTTATCAGAGGTATTTCAACAGATGGTAATAGTAATTACACAGTGGTAACTGCTGATGGTTCAGGTAATACAGGTATGTATTCTATAAGAGATGAAATATCTGACTTTACAAAATTACCTTATCATGCAAGTACAGACAGTATTATAAAAGTTACAGGTGATGAAGGAGATACTTTATCTGATTATTATGTTAAGTTTGAAACAGATGGTGTTTGGAAAGAAACAATAGGTCAAGGTGTTAGTCTTGGTTTAGATAATTCTACAATGCCGCATGCATTGATTAATAATAATGATGGTACATTTACATTTCAAGAAATAGACTATGATGATAGAAATGCAGGTGATGGTATTACAAACGCTAATCCAAGTTTTGTAGGAAACAAAATTAATAATTTATTATTTTATAAAAATAGATTAGGTATACTAGCAAGAGATAATTTAATATTATCTGAAAATGCAGGATTTTTTAATTTCTTTTCTAAAACAGTAACACAAGTATTAGATACTGATGCTATTGATATTGCGGCTTCAGGTTCTGAAGTTAATACATTATTTGATAGTGTTGCATTTAATGAAAGTTTATTATTGTTTTCTGAAAAAGCACAATACAAATTAGGTAGTGTTGGAGAAACTATATCTCCTACAAGCGCAGTACTCAATGAAGTATCAGCATTTGAATTTGATGCTAATGTTAAACCTGTATCAGCAGGTAAGTATGCATACTTTGCACAAGCTAGAAACAACAACACAGCTATTAGAGAGTATTATGCAGATGATGATACATTAACAAATGATGGTTTAGATATAACAGTATCAGTACAAAATTTAATACCAAGTAATGCATATCAATTAATTAGTAATACAACAGAAGATACATTAATTGCTTTAGCTTCTGACACAGCAGACACACAACTTACACCTTACACTACAGGAACACCTATTACATCAACTAATGGTGGTACTATGTTTATCTACAAATACTTTTTTGATAAAGGTGAGAAAGTACAAACAGCATGGTCTAAATGGACTTTTACTAATGCTAAAATATTAGGTGGTATGTCTTTTGAAAGTTTTGTTTATTTATTAGTTGTTGAAGGTACAGATACTAAATTAGTAAAAATTGATTTAAGAAATTTAAGAAACGGTACTATAGGTTTTAATGTATATTTAGATTTAAGAACAAGTGTTACAGGAACATACAATGCTAATACTAATCTAACTACATTTACATCACCGTACGGTGCTAAAACAGGTTTAATTGCAGTAGATGGTGTCAATGGTAATAACTACGCTGTGACAAATACAGCAGGTGCTACATACACATTAGAAGGCAATCATACAAATTTAATTATTGGTATTCCATATGAAAGTAAATATAGAATGTCACCTCAATATGTTAGAGAAAGTTCAGGAAGAGGCTTAGTAGCTATTACTTCAGGACGTTATCAAATTAGAAACATATCACTTAATTATGAAACTTCAGGTTATTTTCAAGTTGAAGTAACACCTAACGGTAGAGATACAAGTTACTCATTTATGAATGGATATGTTATAGGAACAGCTACAAGTAAAGTAGGTGTGCCTGCTATTAGCTCAGGTACTATTAAGGTACCCGTTTCATGTAGAAACACAGATTTTACATTAGATATTAAAAGTTCTTCACATTTGCCAATGTATATTGCTAGTGCAGAAGTAGAAGGATATTATCATAATCGTTCAACAAGGATTTAAATGACCAGAGAAAATTACGTACGACCCGCTATACTAAAAGACACTTTAGAATTAGCACCTAGAATACGCCAAGCTGACCGTGCAGAGATTAGAGCATCTAATAACTCTTCACCTTTACAAGCGTTAGTGTTTCCATTTACGGAACCTAATGGTAAAGTTTATAGTATTATAGGTACAAAAGAAGAAGGTGTTATAGGTATGTTTGGTGTTGCTAAATGTGCTGAGCCTGATTATGGCGTAGCATGGATGTTGTCTAGTGAAACACTATTTAAACATACAAAACAATTTATAAAAGAATGTCCGTATTGGATAGATGAGATGGGTAAAGGTTATAAATATCTTTATAACTTTGTAGATAAAAGAAATTGGAAGTCACTTAAATGGCTTCAGTATTTAGGCTTTGAACCAAAAACTGAAATAGGAGATTATGGTTTTGGTAAAATGCCATTTTTATTAATGATGAAGGAGATAAACAATTAACTATGTGTGATGCAGTATCAGCGATTACAGCCGGTTTAAAAATAGCTACAGCAGTACAAGATTACAGAAGTAAAAAAGTAGTTGCGGAAAGCCAACAAAAAGCAAACGCAATAACAAGAAAAAATTCTGACCAAGCATATTTAAATGATATAGCTAAAATAGATGCTGAAAAAGTTGCCGCTAGTAGAGAAAAGAAAGCAGAAGATTTTAGAATATCTCAAGAAAACAATAAAAAACAAGCACAAGCATTAAATATGAACGCAGGTAATGGTATTAAAATTGTACAAGATATTGCAGGAACATATGATATGCAATTTTTAGATGTTGCAAGAGATTATGAAACAGATGTAATTAAATTGATGTATCAAGAAGATGATGCTTATGCGGCACAACAAAGAAGATACAACAGTATTAAACCAGTTACTATGCCTAGTCAAACAGGCTTGTTGTTACAAGTAGGAACAGCCGGTATGGAAGGCTATCAAATGAATAAAGCATTAACTAAACCAGATACAGGAGAGGTAGTCGCACCATAATGGCATACAAATCAAGAGTAACAAATAAATATATGGGCTCTACATTTGCAGGTAGAGTAAATTCAGCAACATCAACTGATGCAACAGATTTAATAAATATTTTACAAAAAGATGTTAACCCTGCTATTAGCAGAATAATGACCAGAGAAGTACAAAATAAAAAAGATGAAGCTGTACAAGAAATAAATCAATTGTTAACAACAAAAGATGCTGACACAGTTCAAAAAGAAATATTAGAAGGTAAACATCCTAATTTAAATAATAAATATGTAGAAAAAACTGTAGCATATCACACAGGTAGACACCAAGCAATTGACGCTATTACAAACATAGAAGCTAATAAAGATAAATATGATTTTCAAACAACTAATTTACCTGCTTTTTACAAAGAATATTTACCAAGTTTTGCAGATAAAGATGGTTCATATGCTTTAGGTTTTGCGGCTGTATTTAATAATTATAAAGCTAAAGATGCGATTAAAGATGCAAAAGTAAGAAGTGATTTTGCACAAACAGAAAAATTAAAAGAAGGTGCAAAAATAGTTTCCGTAGCAGAACCTGAAAATTTTTGGAAAGAAGTAAACAGTTTACACACGCCATTACCACCAGAAGAAGGTGGAACAGTAAGAAGATATTTATACACTAATAAAGAAGCTAATGATGCCGCTCTTTTATATCTTAATAATTATATTGATACAGCAACTAATACTTCTGAGTTAGCAAAAGTAGAAGATATTATAAATATGGATAGAGGAGTTGGTGAAGGTGGAAACCAATTAGGTTCATTAAGAAGTGTTAAAAACAACCCTGACATTGCAAAAGTTATTGAAGCTTATGAAACTAAAAACAGAACATTAGCTAATGCGGAATACACAGCTTCTGTTAGAGCTACAGAAAAAGATAAAAAAGAAAGAATAGAAAATATATTTAGTATAGATAGAAGCACCGTTGACGGGGAGATGGAATATCAAAAACAAATAGCAGACGCTGTTAAAGCACATCCATCTTTAAATATAACTTTAAATAGTATTGCTAAAAACAATTTAGAATTATTTGAAGACCAAAACAAAGTTGCAAACATACAAATAGACATAATGAATGGTTTGTACAATAACAATGAACAAGGGTTATTAGAAGCTTATAGAGATGCATCAAACAATCCAGAGACATTAGTGTTATTAAACAAAATGTTAGTGGATGCTAAAACAAGAGAAGCAAATGCATATACTCCACCATTTCAAGAAAAAGCATTTACAAACACAGTTGGTAAGATTAATAAAATAATTGTAGACTTAGTTCCGTCTGTAGACAAGAAATATAATTCACAAAAAAATCAATATGTATCAGATTTAATTCAACAAGAAATGCAAAAAGATTATATGGAATGGTTGTCTCAAAATCCTAGACCTTTAAAACTTGCTGATGCTAGTGAAAAAGATGCATGGAATTTAAAACAACAAGAGTTCTTTACTAAAACATATAATGAAAAAATTCAAACATATTCTAATCAAACATGGTTAAATGGTTTAGCAGATAGAATAAACAAAGAAGGAATAGATTTAACTTCTTCAATTGATTTAGATGATATAGTAGTTGAGTATTATGAAAGTAATGTTGCAAGTGCAGTAGAAACTTTCAAACCTTTTGCAACTCAAATTACTTCTCAAGCAGAAGCTAGTTTATTATCACCTGTTACAGTAATGATGGAAAGTGCAGATTTTCAAAGATTATTAAATACAAAAGGATTTGAAAATTTTAAAACTGATAAAGTAGCACAACAGTCATTAGCAGAAAGATTAATTAAAGATTTAGAAATAGAGAATACTGACTATACTGACCAGATAAATCAAGTAATAGATAATATAAATGAAAATATACAAACGTTTGAACTTCCACAGATTGAAACATACACACCTTTAGGTTTATTTGAAAAAGGTGATAGTGTAGAAGCACAACAAAATTTCTTTGTAGATACACTTGAGCAACTTACGGGAAGACCAATAACTAAAGATTTATACAATAGAGTTCTAAGTGAAGACGCTAAGTTAAATTTAGCAAAAGCATTTAACATTAGTTCAGTTCAACTAGATGAATTGGTTAGTGAATATTTAAAATAATATAGGAATAAACAATGGCATTAGATTTAGGAATTTCTTTTACAGAAGATGATACGCTAACAAACACAGAGAAGGGAATGGCTTCTCATAAGAAAAACAGAAGAAACCGAATAGAGCGTAAAAAATATGATGCTATGCAAAAAGCTGAACGTCAAAAACTTGCATTAGACAAATTACAATCTGATGAATTTGAAGGTGTCTTACGTAGATATTATGAAGGTGGTTTAAGTGATGCAAACAATGCAGTTACTGGTGGTAAATCAATTAAAGATTATACTAAAACTGAATTAATAGAAAAGTTTTATCAAGATAGAATTTGGAGTGAATATAATACAGTAGGTATTGTTAATGATGTTGGACAAGTATTAGCTAAAGATGACCAGTACAAAGGTGACTGGGCAGAGATTACACAGTTGTATGCTGACTTACCTTATTTTGGTGGAGAAACAATTGGTTTCTATAAATGGGCTAAAGATTTTGTACCTGCATTAATAGCTGACCCAATTAACTTATTTAGTTTAGGCGCAGGTAAAATTGTTGCAAGAGAAGCAGGTAAAACTGCAATAAGTGCTTTAAGTAAAGCTGAGTTTCAAAAACAAGTAGCTAAAAAAGCGGCATTAGAAATAGGTAAAAAAGAAGCTATGTATGGTGGTAGTGTTGCTGTAGCGGCTGACTTAGCTAGGCAAACTGCTGAAAAAGATGCAGGATTAATGACTGATTATAATTTAACTAGAACATTAATCACAGGTGTAACAGGTGCTGTAGCACAAGGTACAATTGGTGCCGGTATGTCCGCATGGTCTGCTAAAGGTAAAGCAGGTAAATTCTATGACAAAGGTGATGGCTTTAAGTCTGACTTTGATAGAGACTTTGCATGGGCAGGAAGTAAAGCTGACGAAACCTTTTCAGGTAAAGATGGTAAAGTAAAAAAATTCAAACCAGAAAGTCCATCTAAGAAAAATCCCAAAAGAGTAACAGAAAGAACAAGTGAAGTAGAGACGATAAATAACAAGGTTAATGAAATTAAAAGAAGAACACCTATTATTAATTTGTCTAAAATTAAACCAGATGATGACCATAATGTTATTATTCAAGAAATTAAAAATTCTGTAAATAAATTAGTTAAAGAAGGTAATGTAAGAACAACAGAAAGAGTTGGTCTATTTAGACAAATACAATTAAAAGCCGCTAAATTATTAGGTAAAGAAAATGCAGAAAAACTAGATGAAGAATTAAAAACAATTGCTAAAATATCACCAGAGTTAGCACCTACTATTTATGCAGGTCGTGTTAATATAGTAAATAAAAGTAAAGAAGTTTCTGAAATTAGAACGTTAGCAGATAATGCTGTTGACATGGATGAGAAAATTGCAGTTACAAATAAATTGATAGAAGCTTTAGATGAAAAATCTATACTAATTAAAAACCATGTAGAAACAGTACAAGGGGTTTCTGATGCATTGAACCAACAAAAATTAATGGTAGAAATGACAGAAGCTGATAAATTAAGAATAGAAACAGATATAGCATTAAAAGAAGAGTTACCATTATTAATTGCTAAAATTAAAAAATTAAAACCGGCACAGAAAATAAAAGCTGTTAATGATTTAGCTGATATAAGTAAAAATGATTACAAGATGAATAAAGTAATTAAAAACATTAATAGAAAATTAAAACAAAAAGATGTTACTTTCTTTGAAGCTTACAATGAATACACAACAGCAAACTTACTAGGCGACCCTACTACACATGAAATTAACTTATTGTCTGCCGCAGTTAAATTTCAAACACAAATTGTAGAACAGTTTGCGGGTGGTTTAATTAGTTTTAAAAATGGTAATAGAAGACAAGGTATTAACCAAATTAAAATGGCAGGTGATTTATTAATTGCACAAACAAGATTTTTTCAAATAGCATTTAAGAAAGCTAAATTAGCATGGAAAGCTAATAGAAGTATTGGTGATAGTTTAGAGCATAGATTTGATGGTAGACAGCAAAGAAACATGGAAACATACTTTGAACAATTAAAAGCTTCTGATAGTGTTATAAAACAAATTGCAGGTAAAGCCGCAACACCACTTGGTAAATTATCTTTTCTTACATTAAGATTACTAGGTGCCGGTGATACTTTAATGAAGAATATTTTTAACAGAGCAGGAAGAGTTGCTAATGTTAACCAAAGAATGAGAGCTTTTTATCCTGAGTTATGGAAAGAAAGAAAACTATTTAACAAATCAAGTATTGTTGATTTACAAGATAACATAAGAAATACTAAAGAAAACCTTAGATTTGAAACTGCACAAGATAAACCTAATGTTAAAAGAATAGAAAAGTTAAATAAAAAATTAGCAGAATTAGAAAAAACTAAAGTAGAGCAAACACCTTTTGAAAAGAAATGGTCTGAGCTATACTACCAATATGAAGATGAATTTGGTAATTTTAAACAAACAAAAACATTTAATAAATTAGAAGCATCTACATTAGATGATTTAACTAAATCAGTTGCAAACGACCCTACATATATTGCACGAACTGGCTCATTTACACAAAATCTTAAAAATGAAATGTTAGATGCAAACCAGTTCTTTCCAGACCAAAAACAAAGTGGTGCAAACATTGGAGACTGGTTATTAAAAACAGTTAACAAAGCACCATTACTTAGAGTGCTTACAAGTTTACACTTTGTAAAAACTCCTGTTAACTTATTTAAATATGGTTGGCAAGCGACACCTATTCTTAATAAATTAAACATGGAATTTAGAGCTATGCAAAATGCTTCTGACCCTATTGTTAGAAACAAAGCACAATCTATACAAGGTGTTGGTGCGGCAGTTTATGGTTTAGCAACATACCTTACATTACAAGGTAGTTTAACAGGTTATAGAGAAAAAGATAGAAAACATAGATTTGCTTATAAATGGCAAGATGAAAATGGTGTTACACAATATACACAACTTTCTCGTTTCTTTCCATTATCAATTCCATTTATGGTTACAGCATCAATACAAGATGCATTAGAAGAAGCAAGTGATATATTTAATGACCCATTACACAGTGCAGAACAAGAAAGATACATGGATTTTATGCGTCATATTGCAGGGTCTTCATTTTCTTTATGGTCTAATATTTTTGCTAGTAATTTAATGACACAAGATTTCTTTAAATTAACTGAAATATTTTCTGAAACAGAAGCTACTAATGAAGAAGGTGCGGCTAATATTTCTAAAATAGAAAGATACTTTGGTAGATTTACTTCTAAAAATGTTCCACTAGCTACATCATGGAGATGGACAAATAAAGTATTTGCAGATGGTGAAGCAGAACTTGTAACAGCTTTAGACCATTTAAAACAATCAACACCTTACGGTTTATCTAAAATAATAAATGAAAAATACTTAGGTGGTAAATATGATATATTAAATTATGGAGATGCGTTATCACCAAAATCTGACCCATTAGCAAATGAATATGCAAAACCTAAAGGATTATTACTAGGGCAAGCACAAGATATGTTTCCTGTTACTACACACTGGAGTAATAACATGGTAGATAGTAATGGTGATAAAATTGTATTATCAAAGGAAGCTAGAGAAAAATTAGAAACTTCTAATATTAAATGGGAAAGACCTCAGTTTACTATTCAGCTTGGAACTAAGAAACCATTGAATATGAAATTAACTACAGCTATTCAATACAAACATCCGGTTACTGGAGAAACAATTAAGTTTCCAGAAGGTATTACTATGTACGAAGCAATGCGTCAAGTTAAAGGTCAAATTAAAATAGCCGGAAGAACACTTAATGAAACATTTCAGTATGAGTTAGAAAATCCTAATTCTGAGTTTAATAAAAGATACGTTTCTAATAAACTACTAGGCGGTAAGTATATTGGTGATGATTACCTATTACAACGAATAAGAGAGTTTGAAAGAGAAGCTAGAGAATGGGTTAAAAGCCACGCTTTAATTGATATAAACGGAAAAGTAACCACAGCTAGTGCTCTTAAACGTAGCGCAGAAACTATACAATTTCAAGAATTAATAGGAGAATAGATAAAGTACCCCTTTTAGAAGAGATAAACACAAATTATGGCAAATTCATTCGTAAGATATACCGGAAACGGTACAACTACTACATACGCTATTCCTTTTAGTTATCGTAGTGCGGAAGATTTATCTACTACAGTAGCCGGTGTAAATGTCACAGCTTACACTTTGGATGCCGCAGGTACTAACTTAACGTTTACTACAGCTCCGGCTAACAATGCGGCTATTGAAATACGAAGAACTACAAGCCAAAATACAAAATTAGTAGATTACGTATCAGGTTCAGTATTAACTGAAAACGATTTAGATACAGATAGTGACCAAGCTTTCTATATGTCTCAAGAGGCTATTGATAAAGCAGGTGACGTAATATCTTTAGATAACGTTGATTTTAACTGGGATATACAAAATAAAAGATTAAAAAATGTAGCAGACCCTGTAGATAATACAGATGCTGTAAACAAACAATTTATTTCTACAAACATCCCTAACATTACAACTGTTGCAGGTATTGCTTCTGATGTAACTACAGTTGCAAATAATAATGCTAATATTACAGCAGTTGCGGCAGATGCTACAGATATAGGCACAGTTGCTACAAACATATCTTCAGTAAATACAGTAGCAACAAACATTAATGATGTTATTGCAGTCGCTAATGATTTAGCAGAAGCAGTAAGTGAAGTAGAAACTGTTGCAAATGATTTAAATGAGGCAACGTCAGAGATTGACACAGTTGCTACAAATATTACTAATGTTAATACAGTTGGTACTAACATAGCTAACGTTAATACTGTTGCAGGTGTTAATGCTGATGTGACAACTGTTGCAGGCATTAGTGCAGACGTAACAGGTGTTGCAGGTATTTCAACAGCAGTTTCAAATGTTAACTCAAATAGCACAAACATAAATGCGGTTAATGCTAATTCAGCTAACATAAACACAGTAGCAGGTATAAATTCAGATGTCACGACTGTTTCAGGCATATCAAGTAATGTAACCACCGTTGCAGGTAATAACGCAAACGTTACTTCGGTAGCTGGTAATTCTACAAATATAAACACAGTTGCAGGTAACACAACTAACATTAATACAGTAGCAACTAACAATGCAAACATTACGACAGTAGCAGGTGCAAATGCAAATATAAATACAGTTGCAACTGATATAGCAAATGTAAATTC